ACGGATACTTGTAGATCTTCGCCTTCGACAGTGATGCTGACCAGCTGATCGTCTGACAACGGTTCGTTTTCAACCGTGTCATCACTTTCATCTGCGTCGTCTTCATCATCGTCGTCGGCATCTCCAAGGTCTTCATCTTCATCGATATCGACTTCTTCGGCTTCATCGTCATCATCGAACAGTTCACCTGGACTTGTCTCGTCGTCTTCGGTGTCTGCTGCCTCAACCGTAGGTTCTGACTGATCCTCTTCAGGACGTTCTTCCCAATTGGCTAAAATGGCATCTGCAGCGTCGTCTAGATCTTCAAGGACACGCTGCTCTTTCTGGGTTTCATTTAAGTCGCTCATCGTAGACTTATTTCCCTTCGCTGTTGTTGCGGTTAATGATCTCGTCCCTCACGGTCACTCGCTGTTGTAGAGTGTGGACGATATCGACCAGCGCACGGTAGAATGAATATGTCGCTTCACGACCTGCCGTGTCTTCTGGTTTACTACTGGTAAACGTACTAAACGATGACTCGACTAGACTATTTACAGTCCGGTTAAATACATCGTCGTTGATTAAGATCTCAGCGTCGTTTCCGGCTGTGATCAGTTCTTCTTCACTCATTTTGCTCTCCTAAAGTTGTTAAGACTTACGCATCTTCTTTGATGCTTTCTTCTTGGCTTTCTGTTTGGCGGCTGCTGACTTAGCTGCTGCCATCCCCGATTTGGTGTACGGGTATTTCTTTCCGGCTACATAAGGCATATCGTTTATCCTGTTGGGCTGGCTATTCCACGGACATCCGTAGATGACTTCATGAGAACATCAAGTTCACCTTGGTCTATCCGTCGTTTGTGGGCGAATTGCTCTTCCTTTAGATCCATTTGGTCAGACTTCAGAGCGTGGTCTGCCTGGGCTTTCATTGCGTCTAGCTCAGACTTCATCTGATCCATCTGCATTTCAGCTTGTGTCCGTGCTTCAGCCAGGGCTATCTGGCGTTCCTGGATCTCAAGCTGTTTCTGAGCCATCTGCATCTGCATCATCTGACCTGGGTCAGGTTGCTGAGGCGGCAGCTGATCTGGTGGTGTAAGATACTCGTCTACGTTGAGATATCCGGATTGCTCCATCATCTTAGACATTAGTTTGTATCGGTTCTGTGGGGTGTACATCCCCTGCAACATTGGATCTTGGCTGAAGAGGTTGTGCATTGCCATGAGCTTTTGAGCTTCACGCTCTTGTTCACCATATCCCAGTTTAAGTTCAACCATAACGTCTCTTCTGTCTTCTAGAACAGATGGATCGACTGGGATAAAGTTACCTGCGATTTCAATGATACGCTCTTCTGTCTCGTTCTCGACAATAAGTCTGTATGTCTCCAGCCATAGTTTGCGGATGAAGTTGTTTGCAAAGCTACGGGCTACGATCTTCTGACGTTGCTGGGACATGGTCGCCAGCTGCTCGATCATCGCATGACTATTCTGTTTGGACACTGCGTCTTTGCTTATGCCCTTGCTAAGTTGGCTGACCCCTGTTGTATCTTCTAGGTCTTCTTCGAGCAGTTTCAGCGTTTGAAAGATGAAAGGGTTGAGTGGGGCTTGAGGTAGAGGCGATATAGCATCAGCCCTGGTCGTGTTTACGATGCCCCCGACCCTCGCATCTATTAGTTCAGATGGATTTGAAAGCCCACCTTTAACCACCATGTATCTGGGGTTGTTACTTATAACAGCGTGATCCAGAATTGATCTGGTAAGTACTGAACGTGCATTCTGTGTGCTGATGACTTTCTCAGCAAAGTTGCTGCCGAAGAATGCATGTGGGATCGGCAAAGGTACGAATGATACGAATGGAAGGCGGTCAACCTGCTCAATGTCTAGAAGTGCATTGCCGCCTTTAACAATACGGTGTAGCTCTGCTTCGCCAGTCCCGCCAACGTCTAACATCATGTAGACTTCGTAAACCATTACAGACCTAACTTGGTCTTGATAGCTGTCAGCGTTAAAGCCACGGTCTGCCCCAACGTCTTCATGTCGAGCCAGTACTTCTGGGTCAGTCTCGCGTTCGACATCTTCATGGCTGCCGATGTTAGAGATAACGTCTTCGTCGTAACCCATCTGTCTTAGCTCAGTGATTGTCTTACGCATCCGGTGAGCACAGAAGTTAATATCCTTCATGTTCATCGATTTAGCTTGTGGTTCGATGACGAACTCTTCGGGGGCTATGGCCTCGACGACAACCTGGCTCGTGTCTTTCTCGACGAACAAAGTTCCTGAGATAAGACCTAGACCGTCTTCAGTTGACTCACCAAGCTCTATACCGTCTTCCATAAGGACTACGTCTAGTTCGTCCGGTGTTACGCGCTCGAACTCACGCTCAATGATTTTACTACTGTTTTGCCAGTAAACCTTACATATACCGACCCGTGAGGTTAAACCGTCGTGTATGACGCTGTTAAAGACGCTGAAAGAGTCATTCTGACGGTATAAGACATAGTCGGTGTACTTTGTGGCTATCTCAGCCAAAGGCACGTCCTGTGGGCTTTGAGGGGCAAAACGCACTATGTTATTGCCAGCTGAGAATGTTTCGAGCAGTGAGGCTTTGAGTGACTCGACTGAGTTATAAACGTCCTGGGATACATACTTGCTGTTGCCGTCGTGTGAAGGCTTAGGCATAGATGCGTTATAGTAACCAGTAACAAGCTCACGCTCTTTACTAATCTCTGAGTCATAATAACCAACAGATCTATGGATATTATCATCAACCAGCTTTAGTATTTCGCGGTCGCTGAGTTCTTTATAACTGTCCATTTATATCATCTCTATGTAGTAGTCTTCATTGATTTCCACAGGCTGCCATGCCCCTTCATGGACATGATTAGCCAGTGCCAAACTCATTACGCAGTCATCGAAGCATCCGGACTCAGCTTCCATCGCGCCAGAGTTCGTCACGACGTATGTCAGCATTTCCCGAATTGTTGTTTTATCGTTAAGTTCCAGTTCTTCTTCTCGCATCGACGCTCTTAGCTGGTCGATGATCAAAGGCTTTGTCTTAGCTGTTGTAGTGAAACCAAGCCGGACTGTTTCTTTATCCGTCAACTTGTCTACCTGAACATCAGTGAAGAAGTGTGGATAAGCCATATCCTTACCCAGGCGGGTACATGTTAATATCCCGTGTCCGTTGTTTTCGACAATGATAAACGCTTCATTGTAATAAAGACCAAGCTCGTAAAGGACTTCAGCAAAGAAGTCTGGGTGGACTTGTCCACGCCAGGTAGCAACCTGTCTTTTCTTACTGTCGAGCACCTGCGCGACGCTGAAGTCTCCATTTCTAACGCCCATTGCAACGTCAGCCCCAATGACATACTGTTCTCCTGGATCATGCGTTATATAGGTTATAAGCTCACCCCTGGCGTGGTTTCGCCACTCACCGCCTTCCAGTGCTAGACGCTCTTTAACGTCTCTACTTGATCCTAGAAGACCTTGCAGCTGGTCAGGGTTAAACACAGGACGGCCAGTAGTTAAAAAGGCTTCTTCTGGATAGCTGGGGTATTCCTGGCGAAACAGGTCATAGCCGTTTTGAGCTATCTTTCTACGACGGAACATAAGCTGCTCGTCGTCTAGGTCATACTTATCAACCAGTTCAACTTCTTCAGGTGTCCGTTCAAAGTTATCAGACACTGGCTCACGGTATGTCGGGTCAGTAAACCAGGGTATGAAGACTGGCACATATCCGTTTGTGCCTTCTACTGCGCCTTTCCATAGGTCATGAAAAACACCAGACACACCATTAGCAGTACTTTCAATGAAAACGGCAGTATCTTCAGTATTTGGTACAGCTTGAGCAAGACCATTCCAGATATCTTGCTGAGTACTTTTAGGCCAAAAAGCAAGCTCTGAAGCATGAACATGAGTAAGGGTTTCACCGCGACCAACGCTATCACCGCCAGCTGTTGCAACAACATACGAACAGTCAAGGACATCAAATGTAAGTTCCCTTCGAGAGCTATATTTAGTCGATGGTTTAAGGATTTCAGGACAGTGAGTATGATAACGCCTGGTCATATCAAACAATGCCCTGGTGCTGTCAGCGTGGTGCGTTACCACCATGGCCTTTTGCGCTTTGCGCTGGCTCACTGAGAAGTACAGATAGCCGCCAACATAAGTGGACAGACCTTGCTGCCGTGCTTTCAGAATGATTATGCGGATCTTGCCTTCGGCTTCTAGTTGTTCTGTAACTGCGTCGTTTAGTATCTGTTGTGCAGGGTTCAGATCAAGAGGCGAAACTTCGCCTTTCTTAGTTCTTATCTTCAGTGCTGCTTTTGAATAAAACCCGAAGTCTTCATACAGTCGCTGCCGGACTTCCTGAAGTTCCTTTCTCATGTTCTATGCTCTCTTTATGATCTACAATTAGTGTCTCTAGAAACTGCTCTGCTCTGCCTATCGACAGTTCATTCTTGCTGGCTGGCTTCTGTTTTGTGAAGTCGAGCACAAGGCGGGCAGCGGCTAGTCGCTCCCTGGTTTCCCCAGGTACTCTTAGGATCTCTACAGCGGCTTCTAGTGCCTCTGTGGCGTACTTATCTTCAATACCAAACTGTTCGGTCATGACTGATACAATCTCTTTTGCGGTTTGTTTCTCACGTTCTCTGATCGGGTCTATCATGTGTTTACGATAGCCGTCAGGAACACCAACTGGGCGGCCAGTGCTTTTCTTACGCTCCCTTGCCCACTTTAGCCTTAGTGCTCTTCCCTCTGGGGTTTTGTCCAGTTCCGCGAAGTAGTTTCTCTTCGGGGCTTTTTGGGGGTGCTTTAGACCTGACCGCGCTGGTGCTTTTGGTCTTTGTCTCCGTTTCATTTATGGCCTCATTCAAGGTTCTATTAACAATACGTCTAGTCTCTTTGCTAAATCGACAAAGCTGTTCAGCTGGTAACTCTCTTATCATTTCTTCGAGAATTGCTTTCTTGTCGGAGTTATCCAGCTTTGGGTTGTCGGTGACTTTGTTAATGTTTTCCATAAACGCTACTAATTCAGTTGCGCTACTAAGCATTTGCTCTCCTTATGCTGATAATGCTCCACCGCCCAGGGACAGTGCAGCTTTCTCTTCTTCGTCTTCCTTCATAGCGACAGCCATGTTTGCGATAACACCAGCCAGAAGTACTCCCAGCGGCAGGTTAAAGAATTGAACAGTACTATTCTTTGCGAATGCCTCACGGATTAACTTAGCTGTCATAGGCATGTTCTGCTTCGCCAGCTGCGGATCAGCTAGATAATAGGCGATAGCGTCTGCAGCCATCTCTTCTGGGGATTGGAAGTAATTGGCTTCTGCATTCTTCATTCTCTTTCTATTCGCAGCTTGAAGTTCAGGACTTAATTGCTCAAATGTCTTGTAACTATCTCGAATACGCATGTCAGTGCCTGGGATAAATCCCTTACGCTGCAGAGCAACGACCTCATCGTATATTGCTTTACCGATTTCGCGTTTCTTTGAATTAGCTTTGGAATTGACTGACTGCGTACCTAGTATAGCGGTCATGATCTGACGGAAGGTATCTTCGTAGACGTTACCGCCTTTTACTGCAGTACCTTTGACAGGACTGTAGTAAGACGTAGAGGAAAGAACACCGTCTTCGTCCTGCCTGTTTTTACCAAAACGGAAGTTTGCTTCTATGGCATGTCCAAGTTCATGCAACGCGACCCATAACTCACGGTTTTTACCACCGCCAGTCTTCTTGGGGTTCTTAGGGTTTACATAGTCTCCACTCAGAACGGCTACTGTTCCGCTGCCGCCTGGTTTACCTTGCTTTGCTTCAAACCCGCCTCTGGAAAAGCCAGAACGAAGATCGCCTTTAAAAGACTTGTTAAGCTGTGCGCTGTTCTTGGCAATGATGAACACATGGTGGAAGGCTTCGACGACAGATCGAACAGTCCGGATGTCTTTAATACCGTTCTCAAACGGTGACCCTGGCTTACCTACCTCGAAGATAGCTCTGACTACTCCGTCAGCTTCACGCAGTTCAGCTGGATTGGCTGGTCTGCTTCCGGCTACGGAAGTATTAGGTTCGGATCGTTGAGTATCCCCTTCGGGTTGTCCGTTATCGGCTCTGTCGAAGGTTGGCTCTTGGCTAAGGACTGCTTGGTCTTCTGTTCCATCATAAACTTCTGGAGTTCCTTGACGAACAGATCCATCTTGTCGTCCGGCACTTGGTCTATTAGAGATCCCGTCTCGCTCTGTATCGGGGAGTGCTTCTTGGATTTGCTCATAGCTTTTACCTTCTTTTGCTGCCAGTAGTTTAGCAGCATCTAAGTAATCGTTATCACTGCCTCTTCCAGGGTCTACACCTAAAACTCTGAATAACTGTTTCTCAGGATACCACATAAGGGCTTGGAAGTCAGCTGTATTAATATCATAACCCTGAGTGCTTAGAAGCTGGATAGCTCTTTGTGTTGCTTCACGCATGTACGCACGTTCACCAGGTGTTTTAGGCATAGCTTGTAGTTGAGGTTCTAAGTTCTTTACATGAGTACCAACAGCTTTGAAAAGATCCGGCTTTTCATGGTTCACCTTATTAGCTTCTTTATAGTTCTTATAAAAACGCTGATATTCCTTATTCAGCTGGACAATGAAGTTATCGAACCTAGACGCATCTTTATATAATCCTGACTTAGTTTCATTAGACACTGCTAATGCATCTTTGATTAGCTTACGCATCTGTGGGTCTTTGATGGATTTCATCCCATCTTCAATGCGCTTTCTATTCTTCTTCATATTAGCTTCAGTCTTCATATCCTCAAATGGACGCCCAACTGTTCTATTCCACATACGCATCCACCATATATCCATTGTCAATGGTGCATAGTTACCGCGTATATTCTGAAAGAAACCTTGTCCTATCTTTGCCCCAAGTATGAATGAACCTTTTACGGTAGAACCTGCGCTTTCACTTGATGGGACTGATAGTTTAGTACCATTAGCTTGGTTGAACCTTTTTATGAATGACTTTAATTCACTGACAGTTGTATCCATGTCTAAGAACTCTGATATCGACATGTTCTCAGTGCTTTGGGTGTACTTATTGAAGAAATCAAAAGCCTTTAACATTGAGGCATTTCTATCTCCACCTTTCTTAAACGTGGTGGTAGGCATTACACCATTATCCATGTAATACCTAAATACCTCAGTAGCGTATTCAAAGTTTTCTACAACCGCTTGTCCATTTGACGTAACTGCAAGCGCATAATCAAAAGCAACCTCATTTTCAGGCGACTCCATTATGCGAGGTTCAACAATAGACATGACTGACTTTGCAGCCTTTAACTTTCGGTCATACCATCCTATCGCATTCCCATCTTGCTGAAGATTGCGAACAGCTTCAGTTGCCATAATC